ATTCCGCGTGGCATAGCCACTAAAATCTGGTTCCATTTTGAAGGTTTACTCCTTCCTTAAGTTGTTTGATCACGAGCTTTTTGAATTGAGGCCTTTATGTCCGCTTGGGCTTTAGCAATCTTTTCACGAATCTTTGCAATCTTCGCTTCCAGATCAGCCTCCTCCTTGGCGGGCTCGACGGGCTTCTTGTTCTTCTCGTAGTATTCCTTAGACTTTTTCGCAGCTTCTGCTTTCTGTGCCCCAGTCAACTTTTCGGGTTTCTTGGGATCAGTTTTATCAGTTGTGCTCTTAGTCTCAGCACCACTACGTTCCTTAGCCTGCTTCACGAGCTCCCGAAGCAGCTTACTAAGCTGCTTGAGTTTTTCCTTGAGGCTAGCCACTCTAGCTTCCGTCTCCTTGCGAAGTTGTTCGGCAGATTTGGGTGGTGGTGCGACAGTCTTGCCACTGCCAGATCCACCACCAACTGGTGGCTGAGCTCCGGGTTGACGGCCCTTCAGTTCGCGGGTTCGTAGATAGTATTCTCGAGCTTTCGCTGGATCATAAGGCGCCTCAGGCATTCAGGTCCGCCTCTATCTCAGCAAAGACGGAATCCAAAGACTTCTCCACCTCATCAAATGCGGATTGCATCATCTGTGATTGATCATCACCGGCTGGTTGAGCAGCAGATGCAGCGGGAGCAGAACCATCCGTACCCTCCGGCATATTTGGATTGTTCAACTGGTCTGCACCAGCATCTGTAGACGGCTTCAAAGCCAACACACCACGGAACTCATTCGAGGTCATGATCTTGTTACGGATCAACTTGTCACCAAGATCGGCAACGGTCGTGAGCGTGATCATCTTGAACGGATCGCGATAGAACTCAATGGATTGGCCACGAGTGCGAGCATTTCTGGAGAGGAACGTCCGCTTCATGGCCTGAGTGATTGCTGTCAGGATGGGTTCAATAGTACGGTTGTGGTAATTCAGCATGGTTGCCTCATTAGCCGTACCGTTGAATACGTCCTCAGTAATACCCAACTGCCCATAGAGCAACTTGGTCAGATATTCAATCTGTGCCAACATGTTGTTTTCGGCAGGCCGATTTAGCTGAGTTACCTTTTCGGTTCCATCAGTGTAAGCGATACCATAGCGAGATCCCTTGAGCTGGTCCTCAATATCACCCCTGCGCTGTTCTGCCTGCTGCCGTCGAGCCTCAGACTTAATAACGTATGGGAGCTGAATAATGAGGTCTAGCTTTCCCGAGCCAGTCTGTTCGTCAATTGCATCCAGAAGACCAATCTTACGAGTCAGACGCTGCAAGTTTGAGTTTGCCTCGTTCATAACCGTATAGAGTGGATTCTCAACAATGGCTACCAGCGATTTGGGAAGGGTTACATTCTTCGTCTTACCGATTCGATCATCATACAAGCTGACCGTGACTTTTTGTGGATGCCACTCTACAATCTCACCAACCCTAAGCGATTTTACATCGTAGGCGTTGGAGTTAGTTGGATCAGCATCTGTGATTACGGGGACGATGGCAATGGTTCCCTTTTCAAAGAGAGTCATTGCTGCATCCTGCATGAATGCTCGTGCCGCCTGATCGATATTTGCTTCAGTTGTAAGACAGTAGTTAAGACCACTGTCCACCTCTTCAACAAACCGCTTATTCGCATCAAGCTTGACATGCATGATAGCTACGGATGAGATGTCTATAGCCATTCGGTTATAGATTGCCGGGATAATCGACTTCTCATTGCCACGTCGAATCTTTAGACGGTCTGGACGAATCCCGTAGTTACCTGCGTACGTCGGTCCATAGTCAGCAGCAGATGTTCCGAAGAGATCTACCTTGCCGCTCTGCTGTGGACTAGCAAAAGCATTCCATGCATGTTTGATTCGGTCATTTAATCCCATTAGTCACCTCCTTTCATTGGTCTCATTTTGAAGTCGATGACTACTGCTCGGACAACCCGGCCATTACACCACTAAGAACTACGCCTCCAACAGTAACCAGAATTGCCACCGTTCGCTCTTTACCCGGCTTAGCCATCTGAGCAACGGCAGCATCATTGATGTTCTTGTCTTTGACCGCATTGAAAGCCTTTGCGGCTTCCCGTTTACCAACGTTGACTTTGTCGATTTTGTACTGCGCCTTAGCATCCTTGTAGGCTTTTCGATTTTCACCGCTATTGATTCGTGCACGGGCTGCATCGATCTCAGCAGAAGCCTTGGCGTTATCGGCCTTCTTGCTTTCTTTGTTCTTTGCACGGAGATCGCTTCGTGACGGGGCAGTGCTACCTCCACCACTCGAGGACCCTCCACCGGACGAAGACTGGGCTTTGTGTTTGCCCCACTTCATACCGACTACACCGAAGTGTGCGAGAAATTCATCTGCTGTTTCAGCCATTAGATACTCCTATAGTTGTTAGTTACCGTAACCCGAGGTGGGTGTCCAGCATTTTGGCACCCTTAAGTACGACGGCTCGACTATAGGGTGTATTGGCTTTCTTGGCTACAAACTCGGCACCTTTGGTCATTCGAGCAATGCCCTCGGGAGTATGAAATGATGAGATATATAGTGATCCAAGCGCCATGGTCCCGATGAATGCTACTGCGGCGGCGGTGCCTGCGACAGTCGTTGCGGTTTTGATCCCTTTTTCCAACTTGGTATGAGCACCATTGGCTTTAGCTTTTGCGATAGCCGCATCAGCTTGCTTTTTGTGCTTACCCCACTGCATTCCCGGAATACCATAGTGGGCTAGGAACTCAGTTGTTTCTTGACCCATTCAAGTGCCCCTTTCATTCAGTAGTGGTTTTAGGTTCTGGTTCTTCATGGACTTCATCGGTCCAACAGTACCGACAAATGCGGTGGTTTGTGTAGACGCTGTAAAAGTAATCCCTCTTGCTATGGTGGCACATCGTTGTCCCCTTTACTCGAATGAATCCTTATTTGCCTTGTATGCGACGTAAGCATCCATGAGTGCCGAGACATTATCAATCTTTTGATCTCGTCGGGTCTTAAGAAGCTTACGGTTACCATTAGTATCTTCCAGAGTCACTGCATTACCCATACCGAAGGTCATAAGAGCCTGATCGAATATGAGCATACGCTCACCACTCAAATGCTTGAGTTCACCCAATGGTACCGACTCAGTTCGAGCACCCTGAATGACTTTCTCGATGCCAAATGGACCATTCTCGGCTTCCCAACGCGTTACGAATTCCTTAGCATTGTATGGGTCATACCCAAACGCCCGGACCTCGTATTGACTCTCTGTGATAAACCTATCCAGATCATCGTAGACTTCCATCATGTCAAGAACGGTACCCTCAAGTACATGAAGGCTGCCTTCTTTGATGAACTGATCGTACTTAATTCGCATAGCACCCGGAAGCTTCATCATAGTCAATGAAGAAATGTAGCTTCGAGTCTTTACTCCGAAATTACCATTGGACAATGGGAATAGGAAGGTGAATGCCGTGAAGTCATCACCTTGCGAAAGGTCAGCGCCCATAGCACAGGGCATCTGCCAGAATTCCCGAGGACGGTGAGCCAGAGTTTCTTCATAAGTGAAGAAGAACGTGAAACCTTCCATCGGAATACCAAACCGCTTAGCCAGAATATCGTTCTTCGATGCGGGTGCCATGTCGGCTCGCTCAACGTCAAGCTGATAGGTCTCATACGTGACCGTTTTGCCAATATTGGGCTGGGCCTTAGGCCACATCTCAGGCTGATTGACCTCAGAAAGATCATCCAACTTGTAGTGCCAGATCGACACATGTGGGTTCGGATATTCGCCACGAAGAATCTTGGCGAGCTCCATCTTAATGGTGTCACCGCTACCGTTTCGAACGGTTCCCTCGGAACTAACTGCAATGATAAGATAATCATCCAGCTTAGAGGCACCCTGCTCGATTGCACCGATGACATCCTCTCGGATATCTCCAGACAACCACTCATCAACGGTAGATACCTTAGGTCGAAGACCCTGTAGCTTGTTGATCGACATGGGGCGAATCTCGAGGATCGAGTTTGTAAGGAAGTTCTCGATACCCTTTTTGGTTGATGCCAACTTTAGGCGATTAGCCTTCGAACCCGTGGTATTCTGCATAGAACCCTCGGTAAGGAACTTGAACAGTGGGCCTCGGGACCGGGTAATCGCTGTCCGAAAAGGGGACATTACCTCTTCAGCCTGCTTCATGGTAGGAGCAGTTGTAATCTGGTGTGATGTGGCAGTGTCGACATTAAGGAAGTACGCCTGAATACATTCGACATACATTGACTTGGCTGCTCCACGAGCAACGATCAAATACTGCTTTGTGATCAGTCGTTTCTTGATCCGCTTACGGACGTAACGACCACCATGGTTGTCTTCACTAGGGACATAGACACTTCGCTCAACGTAGTAGTACCAACCAAAGATCTGCTCGGCCCAGAGTTTGAATGAGTCGAGTAGATGTAGATCGCTACCATCAGTGAGGGTCAGTTCAGTCTCACAGTAGGCAATAAAGCCGTTGATTGCTTTGTCGTCATAGTAGAAATTCGGATTGGCGATGAGATCATCAATGCGATTCATCTCCATGGAAATTTCCTTGTTTACGGGAATTTCACCACGAAGTACTGCTTCACGAAACCGCCCATAGTAGATGGGTGTTGCTGTGTTTGACAGGCTCATCGCCAATCCTCCTTCCATTTTGATGTATTATCGACCGATTGCCAGTTGTGTAGCCTGACGAGCGGCACCACTAGCTGCGGCACCTGCGGCACCACCTGCAACAGCAGCACCAGCGACGCCAACTGCGGCCATGATGCCCTTACCGATCAACTTACCGGCAGGACTGTCAATAAACTTGACGATTTTGTTTGCTTTATCCGCACTGCTGAGAATGGTATCGACTTGCTTCTTACCTTTAGAGACTGTACTCGGAGTAAGATCCCGATACTGTTTCTCCAGCTGCATTCGAGCAGTTAGTTGTCGAAGTTCGTCATTGTTCATCTCAGAAACATGCTTCTTACGCAGTGTCTGCGCTGTGGTGTGATCGGAGGAAGGAGTGATAGTCCTAGCGGGCTCGCTGGATTTCTTATGCTTCCCCCACTTCATACCGGGAACCCCGTAATGGGCTAGGAACTCGTTTGAATCGACCATGGGTGTGTCACTCCTTCCTGTAGAACGTTAAGACGCCACTCAAGCTCGGTGGCTTGCTTTTCCATTGAGGCGAGGACGAATCCTGAGGCAGGTGGATCGAAAAGAAGTCGAACCTTCAAGTACATGTATGACTTGACTGCATTGAACTTGTACTCACCCATAAACTCAGCCCATGTGGCTTCTTTGTCGGTGATCATGAAACCGTCAGAAGGGCCAAGGCCTAGTTGCTGGAGTGTCGTGAAGACACTATTGATGTTGGTGATGATATCGAGGTCAAAACCTGTATCATCAGCTTCGATCGCTAGCATCTTCTTGGTTGTGTCAAGAATGCTATCTGTTTCAGCCATATATTGATCCCAAAAGGTTGAATAGTACGATCGTTAGTTGGACGAGAGTAATCACCACGTAGCCTAGCAGTAGGCAAATCATAAGTCCGAAACCAGCTACAATTAGCAGAAACCGATTTAGGTTCATTAGGAAATCCATTAAACACCGTAGCGGCGATTAACTTCCGCCTGAACTGCCGTATAGTTATTGCCGAGAGCAGCTTTACGAGCCTCGCCCGAGCCATACTGACCTCGAATAACGGCGTCGGCAAGCTGAGAAATACTTGGCCCACCAGTAGCACCAAGTCGACGATTGATCTCCGCCTGAACAGCATTGTACTGACCTCCGAGAGAGGCTTTTCTGGCTTCACCCGAGCCATGCTTACCTGCCAGAACTTCATCAGCGAGTTGGGCTACAGACTTGACCTGTGCTGCCGGACCAATACCCGAGCGACGGTTTACTTCTGCCTGAACGGCATTATACAAACTACCAAGTGATTTTTTACGAGCTTCGCCACTACCATGAAGGCCTGCCAGAACTTCATCGGCCAGCTGCCAAACAGACTTGTTCTTTACCGGAGGAGCTACCGGAGCAGAGATCGCCGGAAGAGTGCCTCCCTGAACGAGAGCGTTGGCGGCAGCCCGAGTCTTAGCCATTCGGCTCCAGAGATAGCCTCCGGGGCAAGCCGTCTGTGCGAACTCACGGTGTCCCCGATAGTTACCCATTGAAATTGCACCGAAGTTATGGCGCTTGGCTACATCCGCAAGCAATTTAACGATGGAATTGTAGGCTGCATCAGAGATTTTCCACGAATTTGGATCGCTGTCATCGCCGTTTACCTGACCACTGATGTTCTGTACTTCGATGGTAATTGCATTCTTGTCGAACTCGAAACCACTCGTGGTCCAAGGACGAAATTCTTCAGGAACCTGACCAAGGATTTCTCCTGAGGTCAGAATAATGTATGTTGCCGAAGCCTGCGCATTTGGATCGAGTAGCCGGTTCACTCCAGCATCACTGGAAGCCGCGTGGTGGTGCTGAATAAGCCGAATGATCGGGTTTCCCTGACGAAGGGAGTACTTGTTGTGATGCGGGACAGTGCGAGAAATAAGAGATGAGAAAGTCATATAGATACTCCTGTGTTACTCGTTCATTGGCTCAATTTTGGGTGCGACCAGAGTTGCTTGTGCAGCATGTACGTCTTCGGTGGTTAGCTGTTTGACATGAACTGCTTTTAGATTCGTGTTGGCATCAAACACCAACAAAGGTTCTTTGGATATAACGTGTCGATCGTTATCGTCAACCAGAGCATTATAGCCTTTATCGCGCATGGAATTGAAATATGCGGTGTTGATCGGATCATCCCGAATGCCTTGTGTTAACGCTAGCTGTCCGTAGTAGGTGAGTGCTAGCTGCCGACTATCGAGCTTATCGACCACATCACCAAGCCCTTGTCGACGCATGTACTCTTTACCAGTAACTGCCTCGCCAGTGTGAAGCCTAATTTCCGGAACATCCATCAATCGAATATAGGCATCGACGCGCGTCTTTTCAGATGGAGATTTTAGGTCTTTAGTAGCAGTATAGGTAGTTTCATAATAACCTTCATGCTTCTTTGCTGGTACTCCACCAGTTTTATCTGTAGGCAAGAGGCCGCGGTACATGGTGGCATCAGCTTCATTGGTCGACACAAACAAGTCGCGAGCATGAGTATCGCCAAATGGGTTTTCGGTGACACGCTTAACTACGTGACCTTTTTTGATAACTATGTCTTTGGTGTCTAGTTGACGATAGGTCTGATCGCTAAGCGTACTATGTAGGCGACGTTCAGTTTGTCTACGATTTACTTCTGTAGACATTCTATTGTAATTGTCATTGATGGCGTCGCGGTCTTTTCGACGACCCCACTTCATACCCTGCACACCATAGTGAGCTAGGAATTCTTCTGATGCTTTACTCACTATGACCTTTCTTACCAGAGTTTAGTGTCACCGGGATAGCGTTCTACGAGAGGACTAGGGAGCAATGACTCATCACCATAGTGGATCGCGTTGTGGGTGTTGTGCGTTGTAGATATAAGGAATTCAGGATCAAGAATGTCAGAATTGCCATGTTCGATGTCTTCCGGGATCATAGGATTC